CGTTGGTGTTTTATGAGTTGCAGCTGCTCGAACAAGATTTCGCGTTCGTCGATCATTTTAGAAGTAGCGACGTTTTCCTTGAGAGCCATTTGGTTTTTCACGCGAGTATCGGCTCGAACATTACGTTCGACCGTTTGCATGTTCTTAATAGCTTGTTTGGCTTGTTTCGCGGCGACGGCTGTTGATGCTGTTTTGGCGCCCGCTTCGACAGCGGCGGCGCCGGGATTCCCGGCGGTGGAGATTGCACCGGCCGGGGTGGATGCGTCGAATTTTCCCGCGAGTATTGGATTGATGCCTGCTGTTTTGAGGTCTGCCATCCTGCGTTGTACCGCAGTATCGGACATCATTTTTTGAAAGCTTCTGTTGCGCGCAGCTTCTCGTCGATTAGACGAGTTTGTTAGTACTTGGCCAACGCCGGACACGCCGGCGGAGCCAAGTGTTGCTGCTGCTACTGATACGGGCATTAGAAGCGGCCGAGGGAAGCTGGGATACCGAATAGTGGCAGTGGTCGTGCGGCTTTAATGTTGTGGAAAAAGTCCGCGATGATTTGTGGCTGTGTAGGAATAGCGATGGCTCGGTCAAGTGGAACCGCTGTATTCGAACGGATGAAGGTATCGCCGAGAGTTGGTAGTGATGTGAATTCTTCTGTAAGAATCCACGATTCAAGGCTCGCAGAAGATGTCGGCCGGAAGAGGCCTGTGACTTTTCCGTTCATGTAACGGTATTCGCCGTAGCGTTCTTGGTAGCCCCAGATAAGATCGTCATCTGCTGAGTTTTGGTAGTAGATTTCGGAGTTCGGGACGGCTTGTTCGCCGATTCCGGCGAGCATTGGATAAGCGAATTCGTAGGCTGTTTGTTTCGACCAGTATCGGTCGACGCCTTGGAAATATGTAACGTCTGCGCGTACGTTGCCGAGTGCTATTACGACGCCGTGTTCTACGAATGATTGGGTGAAGCCGTGTGAGCCTGCGGCTGTTCCGAAGCCTGCGAGGTTTCCGAGTGCATCGTCTGCGGCGGGTGTAGGTTGACCAGAAGTTTGCGCAACTGGGGTGACATTAATGCGCGTGCTTCCGCCGCCAAGGAATTCTGGACGCTGGAGCCTAAAGTCGGGAGATTGGACTCCCCAAGTGCCTTTGAGTTTTTCGACATAGCGTGTTCCTGAGCGGGCGTCGTTTTCGAGGACGGCTTGCGTCATGTAGGCAAGACGGAGATCGTTGATTGTTGCGCTGGTGGCGTCAGTAAGGTCTGCGAACATTTTGTTCGTGTCTGCGCCGAGTGTTGATGAAGAGATATCGACGACTGCGCCTGCGTCGTGTCCCATGAGGTGAAATGCGCCTTCGCCGACTGAGTAGATGCCGATGTCTACGCCATCGCCTGCTGCTGTATGAATGTCGGCTGAGATCCCGAGGGGTAGTGATACGGCGGTGCCTTTTTGTGGCCACGGTAGGCAAGAGGTTAAATAGTCGTGGCGCTTGCCGCGTTTGAGCATTGCTCCAGCGTATGCGCCGGAGTCGGGTCCGTCATTGGTGTTAGTGACGGTAGCGTCTTGTAAGTTTTCGTCGCGGAACCAGTCGTCCCAGATTTTTCGGTATGCGCGGAAGGGAAGTGAGCTAATTTTGTTGTTAGCGGCTATGCCTACAGGCAAGCCGAAGTTGTCCGCTATGCCGCCTTCGGCGGGTGTGAATGTTCCAACGACCGGAACGGTGAAGTCTGTTGAGTCGCCGGGATTGTCTTGTGCGCCGTGAAATTTTTCGAAGTTCTCCCAGATGATTCTATACGCGACAAAAAAGTAGAATGTTTCGAAGTACAGATTGTCGAGAATTGGGTGAAGAGGCGTAGCCAGACGCATAAAGAAGTCCGAGCGTACGTTGAACGTATCGCCGGGAATGATATCGATAGGTTGCATGATGGGTACGAGGTCGTCCGCATCGAATGTGCTTTTATGCGGGTGCGATAGATTAAAGCTTGACCGCGGTAACGAGACGCTTGGTACTTGTGAGAATGAGTGCTGACTACGCATGATTTTTTCCTATTAGGCGGTTAGGCCGGGTGAGGTTTCGGCGACGATGTCTTTTTCTAGGCCCGCCACTAGTTCGTGGGCGTTGGCCATGTGAGAAACGTCTTCGGGATTGTATTTTCCGGTAGCGTCGTCGAACGTACCGTTGCGATAGAGAGCGTAGTGTTCTGGGTGCTTTCCGATCGGGTGTTCTAGGTCTTTGGCGATATCGCCAAATTGTCTCATGGCGTCGCCGTCTGAATTAGTGAAGAAGGGGCGCGAGTACGCGCCTGAGCATGAGTCGAAAATTGTATACGAATTAAGTTTCATTTTGTGGTTCTCCTGACTGATTGACGTTTGCGTTTATCAAGGTGAGCATTCTTTGAAGCTCGCTTATTCTTATGTTTTGTTTTTCTCTGATGCCAACCGCCTTCGCGATGTCATCTTCTAGTCGTTTTACTATTTCGTTTTTTCTCATATTGTGTCTCTCCTGTGGTTGTTTGCTTTGTGGACCCTGTAGCGGGCCTCTAGTCTTTGTGGTGTGAAGTCGTGTGCGTGCTCCGTTATGAAGCGTTGCCGTAGCTGTTTAACCAATTCAAGTGTCTTCGGATCGTTTGCTTCGAGGAGGTTCTGATAGTAACGGGGGACTTTGTGCACGATGCCTTTCCCGGGGACCGCTGAGAGGTCCGCTGGAAAGATGTCTGATTTGAACTGTTGATAATAGTCATAGCCGATACCGGGTTTGAGGGACATTGTTACGTATTCGGGTTGAAGCCAGAATGCAACGCCGTATTCGTCGTTGCGTAAGTAGTGGTCGTTAGCTAAGTTTCCGGTGATTTTTTTAAGGATATAGCGTGCTGTATAGGCAGCGGTTTCGTAGTTGAGTTGCCCAACGGTTGCAAAGCCGTAGCCCCATAATTTATTGAGAGTTTCGGATTCGTAAGTAAGTATGCCTTGATCTTCTTTCCAGACGATGGAGTCTTCGAAGTCAATGTTGAAAAGGCATGCGTGATAGTGGGGCCGTTGGGTTGTTTCTCCGTATTCCCCGCAGTGGAAGTACCGGATTTTTTGTGGGAATTTTTTTCTGAGGCGTTTGATGAAGTCTGAGAAGTGTTTTTTATTGAGCGAGTAGTCGTCTGGGACGTGTTGTCCTTTGCGGAGTTGCTCCGGGTCGCAGTCGTGCTTGTCTCTATAGGTGAGGGTGATGAAGCAATTGCCGTAGAGATCGCTGTACAGAGTTGATTCGTGGACGATTCGCACTGCCCACATAAGAGCGCGATCAGTCCGGCAGCCAAGACACTGGCCGCAAGCGACAGTAAGCTTTTCTTGAAGGGGACGTGTTTTTTTGAAGCAAAGTCCATTGGTTTCTGGGTCCCTAAATCCTTCGAGCGGTGAGTAACACGCCATTCATTTACAGACGAATGCCGCCGCGTTGTGGGCGACCGCGAGTGTTTTTAGGGTGGTGACCGGCGTTGCCGGAGAAGTTGCGCTTAGACGCGCGTTTGGACATGCGTTTACGTTTCATCGGTTTTTGCCTCGTTGTTGAAGTTGCAGAGTGCTGCATAGTTTTTGATGGTTTGTGGATTGTTATCCTTGAGATTCTCAAGAGTAACATAGCTGGCGTTGGATTCTGTTCCGCAGGAAAGAGAGGTGGGTGCTAAAGAACACCCACCGAGGCACGCCAGGAGGATGGTGATTAGAGGTAATCTGAGAGTTTTATTCATGGGATGAATGTAAGGGGTTGAGTGATTGATGTCAAGAGCCATCGCACATCGCTGCGCTAACGTACGACGGCCATTGCCATCTGTTGTTTGCTAGGGTGAGGTGTCACCTAGCCAGTACCTATCAAGTAGAGGGTACTGATTTCGCCGCTTGTGCACGGCGATTGGATATAAGAAAGCCCGCACGAGGCGGGCTTTGAGGTTTAGCAAGTGAACGAGACTTGCTGTGTTAGTCGGACACGGGAGCCGGGTCCGGTGTTGCCGCTGGGGGATCAGCGGGCGGTGTTACGTTCGCCACGGGCTCACTAGGCGCGGCTGGAGCCGCTGGCTTAGGTGGTGGAGTCTTTCCGGAAACATCTAGGAGTTGTTTTCCGGGTGCTGCTAACGCAGGGAGAAGTTCTTCGAGACGATCTTTGTTAGCTGGATCGTTGACGAAGGAGAAGAATTTCGCGGGTTGCTCGAATTCTTTTCGGATTTCCGATGGTAGTTCGTCGAATAGCTGTCTGCCTTCGACGATTTTAATTTGATTTTCGAGGAAATCGTAGTTGGCGAAGTCACCGTAGCGTAGCTGGTGCTTCGCGAGGTGTGAAATGGTGCCCGTGCGCTGCGCACGTTCCATTATTTTGTTGATGTCGGTTTCGTCTTTGAACGTGTTCTGTGTTCGCCCATCGTCGTAGACTTTTTTGGGCGATAGGGCAAGAGCGGCGGAGCGCGATAATTTTTTGCCCGTTTTCTTGACGATGTTTGCTAGTTGAAGGGACATGTTATTTTCCTTTGATCATTCGGAGTAGCGGAAGGAATTTTTGAAGGCCTTTGGCGGTAGAGCCGCCTTCATTGAGTTGTTTCCAGAGCATGGCCTCTGCTTCCGCTCCGGGTAGTTGGTGTTTTATGAGTTGCAGCTGCTCGAACAAGATTTCGCGTTCGTCGATCATTTTAGAAGTAGCGACGTTTTCCTTGAGAGCCATTTGGTTTTTC